CAACACTGCTGGTGCGACTCCAGCATTCATCGGGCCAACCAGGGCACCGCAGGCCGAGCCCATGCCATCGGGAATTGCACCACAAGATTCCGATGCCGTGGAGAGCAACTCCTTAATGAGGGATGGGCTATCCTATCCTCCAATAAGGATACCAACACCCGAGCAATCACCGAGCTTCTGGGGCTTCCTACATGCGCCAGCTGTCCCGCAATTCCTGAATTGGAAAGCACCGACAGCGCAGACTGGTTCTCCAAGGGCGAGTGGACGCGAAGCAAGTGGGTCTGGTTCATCGCAAGTGCAGCGACTAGTCCCTGGCATCTCACCACAAGGTATGTTAGCACTGTCCGAGCAAGTTATTCGGACAGCGATGCAGGATATGCTTGGTACAAGGCGTGGCTAAACACGCTTAGCAGATCCCCGCTGCTGATGGCTGATTACATGGTCAAGTGTCAGCCTTTGCTAACTGCACAGTCGGACTATCAAATTATATTTGGTAGTACCGACATTAAACCTAAAATCGATCAAACTACGAATAAGCCCTTCGAAGGAGAGAGAGATCCAGAACTTTGGATTGGGGGGTCGCCTGTCAGGCTACACTTCGATATGCTTCGTGAAGCATTTGAATTGTATCCCGAGGACGAAAACTTAATACGAATTTCTAAAGCACCTGAATGGGCTGTAGCCGCTACGATCGTAATGATGCACAATCTAGAACCTTCCTTACGTCAAGAATTATACGCGAATGATTGGCACCGCGTACCAATAGAAAATTGGATTGAAGTATTGAAGCCAAAATTGTTATTGCCAGAACGCTCGGGAATATATGGCAAATACCGAGGATCAGGAGTCCACATGATGAGGAATTTTATGAATGTAACGTCGAGGCTGGACGAAAAAGCTAATTGGAACAAAGAACTTGGAGAGCGATCAGTGTTTCAAGCAAGAAAGTGTGATTGGCAAGATCCAGTAGCACCATACACTAGTTGGCGTGAAACGTTGTCCCGCTTAACTCTTAATTTAGCTCGTGAACACATCGGCAAGATGGGAAATGAAAGGAGAGTTGAAGATTTAGATGAGTGGTGGCAAGCAAGACATCATGCCATACCAACTGGTTCATCCAGCGAAAGAAAAGCTGTACAAGATCAATTGTTAGCTGATCCACTTTTCAATCCAACCGACAGACCGAACAAAAAAGCTGTAGCTGAGTCACTAGATGAAGACCATCTCATCAATTTGCTTTTACAAGAACCAGAAACACACTGTAGATTATCAACAAAGAGAGAACCAGGAAACAAAAATAGACCAGTACATGCTAATAATGATTCGTCTTTCTTAGTCGAAGCGTTTGCATTGGTACACGCTGAAAAAGAAATGGATTCAGTACAAGGCTGTTGTGGTCGACAAGATCCGAACAGAGTGATGGACTGGATAGAAAATTCTGTCAAGACAGAAGAAGCAGGTGGTACGTGGTTGAGTTTGGATTATCCAAATTATTGCACGTTCCATGCTAAATGGGAATTGTCAGAAGTGTCATTATCTAGATCACAGGCTTGGTTAGAAACGACACAACCTGAAATGATTAAGAAACAAAAAGCATTGGCTAGTTTATGGATAGCTTTAGGTCATTTTAGCTCCGTCATGAAATTAGAAGCTGAAGATCGTTTCATGTTCAATGTGAATGGTTTGTATTCCGGTCAAAGAGCTACACTTCTAGATCATAATTACATGCATAGAGCCACGTCACAGGCAGCAGTAGAAACAGTTCAATATATGCAATGGATTTGCGACCCTGATTTTAGATCATTCACTGGAGACGATGAAGATGCGCATTTTAAACATCTATCTGAGGCAATTGGCTACGTGACTGCACATAAACTAAATGGTAACACTTTCCAAACAGCAAAACAAGTAAGCGGTAGACATCGCCCAAAAACTCAGCATCACCAACCTTCCAACTTGAAAGTAGGAGATGATTTTATTGATCTAGATGATAATTCTCACTCATACTTACAACGAGGATTATCACGTGGTAATTTACCTTTTCGTCCTCTTGCTAGGATAATAGCCACCATAGCTAGTGGAAACTGGTACGTAGAACCAGGTATATGGTACGATTCGGCAATTAATTCAACAAGTGATAATTTTTGGGAATGTGTTACTCGCGGAATGGATCTAAATATGGCTCAGATACTAGCAAAAACATTTTTAGATAGATTGATGATTGTCCGGCCAACACAGGAAGAATCAGAAAATATAAAAGTTAAACACTTAGAGTGGTGGGCATACGCAAATCAAAATGATCACCCTCTTTGGCGAGGAACAGACGCAGGAAGCAAAGCGTGTCCAATAATCGTGTCTAAACCCGAACCACACAGTAGTTGGCCCACTAAAGCGACTGAAGCTTGGATGAAGCGAGTCGCTCCGATATTAGAAGGTCTGCGCGAATCTAGAGTTGAACAATATCGGAAGTATTTACTTAAAGAGTCCGTTGGGTCTTCATATCATCATTACCGACAACGTGCACTACGTGACACTGCAAGGGAAACTTGGCCAGAAAGAGAAACCCAAATACAAATAGAGACACGTGAATTACCAGCATTACCATCTATCAAGAAAGTTATTAATATGTATAGGACAATGCGATCCAGAAGACGACCAGTTTCGGAAGAAGAACAATTGGCCAGACTTGGGATAGATTTATATCTGTATAACCTCGTTGGAGCAACGAAAGATCTTTTTTCTACTTTGAAACCAAGTGATTGGGCAAGGTACGCTGATATTACGCCAAAAAAGAAGGTTATCGATAATTGGGAAATGTTGGATGGAGCAGTTCAATCATGGGCATGCAACACCGAAGCAGAACACCCACTCCTACACAAGCACATCCAGATCAAAGTACGAACTCAATTCTTCGCGATCTATGCTGCTAATGGAGCTGGGAAATCCTGGATAACTGATCGTTATCGAGGATTCTGTGATATGGATATACCAGTTTATGCGAAAGTAGGCTGGCATACAAGAACAAAAAGATATCAAAAAGCCGATGATAGTGATATAAAAGAAGCAATTGTCACTATAGACTGGGCAATCAAATACGATCTTCATACAATACTTACACAATGGCCACCAGAACACTTGAACCGCGCTGCTCAAATACGTGGAGTAGAATTGCAATGGATGGGTTACGATCCAGGAGCTGACATAAGACGTGAACGATTAGAAGCTAGACAGTATAAGGATCCAAGTCGGGTAGAAGAACTATTAGATCTAGCCGATACTCTGTATGCTACATTACCAGCAGACACTCCGATATACAATCATTATCAACAAATTATTCACGATATAGGAATTTTCTAAAAGAATTCAAAGAAATTCCTAAAATTAACAAGGGTACAACCCTTT